GACATTCTAGTCAAACTGTGATATAATTATATTATGTTTAATCATTTACCTAAAGTTGAGTTTCCTGAACTCAAAGCAAAAAATATAGACGGAAAGAGATTCTATGAAAATCTGGAAACAAATCAATCTTATCCTTCAATTACCACTGTATTATCTATCAGAGATAAAAAAGGATTACACGAATGGCGGCAAAAAGTGGGCGAAGAAGTTGCCAACTATATTGCTCGTACATCCGCCAATCGTGGAACTGCTGTTCATAATATGGTTGAGGATTATCTCAACAACGTAGAAAAAGAACAGTTAGACGAAAAACACAAAAAGAACTTCCACGCATGGTGTATGTTCAATGAATTTAAACCTATCCTTAATAACATAAATAATATACATACACAGGAAGCACAAATGTTTTCTGAGAAATACACTGTCGCTGGTAGGGTTGATTGCATCGGTGAATACGAAGGTAAACTGTCAGTGATAGACTTTAAAACTTCTTCTGGTGAAAAGAAAGAAGAATGGATTAGTAACTATTTTATACAAGGTTCCGCTTATGCAGAAATGTATGAAGAACTCACAGGAACACCGATAGAACAAGTTGTGATTTTAGTCATCACGTCAGACGGTACAACACAAGTATTCAAAAAGAATAAATCAGATTATCTACCACAATTAAAAGAGGCAGTAGAGAACTTTTATAAGTGGATAGAAAATGAAAAGAATAATCTTTAGTCTTGCAATCATTATATTTTTATTAGATGTTTATGTATTTCAAGCAGAAGCAAGAACATTTTCAGATGAATTTAACGAAACATTTACAAACACAAAAGAAGTTACTCTCTTTTGTGGTAACATCGATAAAGTCGCTTACTTTATGGGTTATCACTTCGAGTTATTACCTGTATCTATTGGTGAAGGTTATGATATCCTTGAAGGTAAAACAGAAAAAGTCTTTCTTGCGGCTTCTAAGGACTTAAAGAAAATCGCAATATTGGTTATGAATGATAACAATGAATTATGTGTTCAATCAATCAGTGTGAAACACGAAATGTATGAAAATTCTACCGACTAGCGATAAAGTTATTGTCATTGGTAATGGCGTTAGTAGAAAAGGTTTTGATTTATCACAATTCAATAATGAATGTGTGATTGGTTGTAATGCACTACACAGAGATTACACACCAACATACTTAGTTGTTTGTGATAATCGAATGTATGAAGAAGTTTTATATTCTGATTACATTAAAACAAATTGGGTATTCTTTCGAAGCATTATGGGATTTAATAATGATAGACGAAATAGTGGTAAAACAGAAATAAGTCCTCCTGAAAATGCAAAAGATTTAAAAGAATATATCAATGATGAAGGTCAAGGTTCTGGAATATGTGCCTTGAGATTAGCAGTCACTATGAAACCAAAAGAGATTCATATGTTAGGATTTGACTTTGGTGGACATAACATTTACGAGGGTACAAATGGTTATCCGAAACAAGCATACAAACAAATAACAGGAACAAATTGGAGAAGAGGATTTGAAAAGATACGATTGAAAAATTCTCACATTCAATTTATTGACATATTAAACAAAATATGATATAATAGGAGACATGATGCACAAATACACACATAGATTTTATGAACTACTTGAAGAAATAAAAGCATTGCATGATAAGAAAAGACATGATTATGCTCAAGAGGCAGATCCATTTGCCAACTTTAGATTATCTGAATTAGGTGGAATTGATGCCTGGAAAGGTATTGCAGTTCGATTAGGTGATAAGTATAGTCGATTAATGTCTTTTATACAAAAAGGTGAATTGAAATATAATGATGAATCAATCAAAGATACCTTAATGGATAATGCTGTTTACTCTTTAATTGCACTTATATTATATGAAGAATCACAAGAGAATAAAGATCAAATGACTTTTTCATATTATAGTGATAATAATGTTGCAAGTACAGCTTCAACAACACAATCGACAGGAGATCAAGGGTGACACCAAAAGATTTTGCGATATTAATCGATCAAAAAGTTCAAATGAAACAAATGACACACATGGATGCTATCTTAGAATATTGTAAAGAAAAAGAAATTGAACCGGATACAATCACCCATTTAATTAATCGAACATTAAAAGAAAAGATTAAATTAAATGCTGAAGAATTACATTATTTACCAAAGAGTGGTGCATTACCAATATGAACGTAACACTGATAGATAAAATGGGCAGTGATAAAACAGTTGTCAATGCAGCTCGTGTATCATTTGCAAAACAAATCGAAGGGCATCGAGTTGGTCTATCACAAAAAGATGAAAAGTTAATTAAATATTTGGCAGATCATAATCACTGGTCACCTTTTGCCCATGCAAGTTTACAGTTTAGAATTAAGGCACCTGTTTTTGTTGCAAGACAATTGGTTAAACATCAAGTCGGTTTGGTGTGGAACGAAGTAAGTCGTAGATATGTTGATGATGAACCAGAGTTTTATATACCCTTCATGTGGAGAAAACGACCACCAAAAAGTATCAAACAAGGATCTAGTGATGAAGAAATAGAATATGATGTATCTAATGAAATAGGTATTTTAAAAAAATTATATAATGATATGATTGAAAAAGGTATTGCACCAGAAATGGCAAGAATGGTTTTACCTCAGAATATGATGACTGAATGGTATTGGTCTGGTACTTTATATGCATTTGCTCGTGTATGTAATTTGAGATTAAAAGAAGACACACAATCTGAAACAAGAGATGTGGTTACACATATTGAACAAGTAATGAAAGATCAATTTCCAATCAGTAGTCAATACTTATTGGATAATTAATGGATGGATTTGAAGTATATAAAACGTATCTAGCAATCAAACTACATTTTAGTAGAGAAGATTATAATATAGATCAATATAATGGAAAGACAAGAGCGACATATGAATCCTTTAATAAAAGAAATGATCGTTTCTTTTTTCACAGAGTTGCAAAAAAACATAAAAGTGATATTATGGATTTTCTTGTGTCTGGTTTTGTCACTAACAACACTACATGGGTTGGAGACCTCAATTCATCAACAGCAGATCAAAAGTATTTACAATATGTTAAAAGACGAGATGGTTTCACATATTACTTCAAACTTGATATGTCACATTTAATTAAAAAAGCAAATGGTGATTTTAATAAAATATTTAAATGTCATAAAGGTCAACACCCAATTCTATTAAAAAGTTTTCTAGCAAAAAAGATAGGATTAGATACCATGTCAGTATTACAAACTATGTTTAATTACTGTAAAAAGTTTGATAAAGAAATTGAAGAACAAATAGTATGGCCTAAAGTGAGTTTATTAGTTCGTAAATATACTTCATTTTTAAAAGATAAAGATTATATTAAATTGAAAAAGGTGATTAAGGAATGCGTAGTTTCGTAATAGCAAACGGTACCAGTCGTCAAGGATTTGATTTGAACATACTATCAATGTATGGTAAAACTTATGGGTGTAATGCATTGTATAGAGATTTTACACCTGATTATATTGGTGGTATTGATCGACCAATGATTGATGAAATGGTGAGAGAGGGTGTCTGGCAGAACTCAACGATGATTTGTAAACATATGTATCCTGGTTCTTTTGATCCTTTTCCTCGTGCAAAATTATATGTGAAAACATTTAAACAAGCATTAGGTTATGACAAACATTATGATACAGGACAAACAATGTTAGATTATGCATCTCAACATTTACAAGAAGGTGAAATCTATATGCTTGGATTTGATTTAACAAATTACATAGAACAAAGTCAAAGAAATATTGATAATAAAATAGACAATGTTTATGCAGGTACTGATTGTTATGCATCACTAGACGCTGCCGAAAAATATTGTGGTAAATGGATAAATGAAATGAAAGAGATATTTTCTTTAAATCAAAAAATAAATTATTATCGTGTTGGTGCATCAATCAAACCGAATGAATTTAATTTAATTAACAACTTATATCATATCAATTATGATGAGTTTATGGAGAAATTGAAATGAAAAGATTGTTCTTAATAGGTAATGGTGAAAGTCGAAAGAACTTTGATTTGAATTTACTCAACGGTAAAGGTAAAACCTACGGTTGTAATGGATTACATAGAGATTTTACACCAGATGCTTTAACTTGTGTTGATCCAGGAATTACACATGAAGTTTATGATAAGGGTTATGCAAAAGATAATGTTTGTTATTATCGAGGATGGACTTCACTGCCAGGTGATTTATATGAAAATATGAAATCAACACACATAGAAGATATGACAGGTCGTTTTGGTTATGAACCTAAACTTGTAGAAAGTGAACGATATGAAGGATCAACTGAATTTGTCATACATGGTTCGACTGCATTATGGCAAGATAAACTATTAGAAGAAAAAAGACCATACAAAGGTATCGGTGCAAATGTTTTGTTTATCTCTTGGTTACATCCGAAAGATAAAGTAACACGAATAGATGACATCATGGATTTAAATGATGGCACAACAGGAGATTGTGGATGGTCGGCAGGTCCAACTGCAATGAATATTGGTTGTAAAGTAGAACAACCAGAACAAGTTTTTATGATCGGGTGTGACTTATATTCTAACACAGACAATTTTAATAATATGTACAAGAGCACACTTCATTATGAAAGAGATGATATCGCCGCTGTCAATCCAGTTAATTGGTTAAAACAATATGCGGCTGTTATGTTAACAAATTCAAATACAGATTTTTACAAAGTAAATGAAAAACCATTAGGTAGTGATAACATAAACAAAGAAATACCTGAATGGAACGACTTGATTAATATAAACTATATCACACAAGAGGAACTTATCAACAAGTTTCTAATCTAAAATTAACACTTAACGCATAAATATCACGTTAACATTTACATTATGGTAATGTGAAACTAAAAAAGGAAAATAAATGCAAAAATTAATATTAATTTTATCTGCTATGTTGATTTCAACATCTACATATGCAGGAGTAACTGGTTCTGTTGGAGTTGATTTCTCCGAGAACTCAGCAGGCGATGTAATCGCAACTAAAGACATTGACTTGAACATTTCAAGTGATGTTGGATTTGCTTCTATCGCTGTTATTACAAACTCAAGTGACCAACTTGTTTTAGACGAGTATTCACTTGGTGTAAAATACACAAACGGTTCAATCAGTTATGGTGAACAAAGTGATATCTTTATCGGTGGTGGACTTGAAGTTGTTGGTGCAGACACACTAGCAAATCCAAGTGATGCTGGTGAAAGTATCATTGGTTCATACAACAATACCTCTGTAAGATTTTTATTTACAGACACAGGTACAGATGTAACTGATTTTGATACAGTACAATTAAAACATTCATTAGACGTAGGCAAACTAGGTCTTGCCGCTTCTGTCGATCACACA